AGATCATGGAAGAAAAATAGAGATGTAGTTGTTAGAGATTCAGAGTGTCAAGTAGATTTTACTGTATTATGTGCATGTGGTGAAAAAATTAATTATATGGAAGAATATTATAGAAATGGTTATCCTTTTCATGGTTATTGTTTTTCACCTGATATTGAAGAAGAAGAATGTTGCTTAGAAAGAATACATTCTAATTCATTGAGTATTTGTTCAAGATGTATTTTACATAATTTAGATGATTCAGTGAATACAGAATGTAATTGTAATAATGTATGTGAGAGAAAATGTACTTGGTATGCTGAAGAAGATGATGAGATGAAATTACCAGCAAATAATGAATTTAAGTTTTGTATTCATGGACATGCTTTTCTTAATGATGATTGTAAGTGGTGTGGAATTTTAAATATGGTCGAGTATGAACCAGAAAATTTTAATTTATATTTAAATTTAAAATTTTATAATCAAGGTTTAAGAAATCATACACAAGTTCCTACACCTCGTGTAGCTAGATATGATTATGATAGAAATAGAACATTAACATATGTTAGAGATTTTCAATTTTACATCACACATCTAAATGGAAATGAAATATTAGTTTCAAATAAACCAATTTGTAATATATTTATTGAAGAAAAAATTGATATTATTAGATTACAAGATTTAGGTCCAGAAAACATAATAGATCTATCATCTTCATCTGAAGATGAAAATGATAATGATTTTCAAATAATATCAGATAGTGATGATGATAGTGGAATAGATTCTTTGCCAGATAATGAACGATATAATTTAGAACCGCAATCATTTAATGAAAAAGAAAATTTGTGTAGTAGTGATATTGTGAGGAAAATTGAAACGAATAAAGAATTAAATAATGAAGAAATTGAATTCATTGGAAAAATTATTAATAAATTTCAGAGATATTCTTACTTAAAAGAAAAATTTGATAAGATTGTTGAAAATAAATTTATAGAAAATAATTTTAATAATGTAGAAGATGTTTTTGAAGCTCAAGGTTTCTTACAAAAATTTTTTTCAACACAAGTAGGAGATATGACTGAAGATTTGACATCATCAACAATTGAAGGATTTTTTAGAGCAATAAAAGTACAATTTAAAAATTTTTTTGGAAATGATGATTTTTCAAATTTGGTTAAAAGACTTGTTTGTGTGTTATCTATGTCTTTATCATCATTAGATTTAAATGTTGCTATTCAAATTTATATTTCTAATGTTATAACTATTTTGTCATCAATACCATCATTTATATCATCAGGATTTTTAACTATTTCAACAATTTTATTTTCATCTGTAAATATTTTCTTAAATTTATATCATGATAAAAAAGGAAAAAAAAATAATAAAAATGATTTAAAAGACGTTGATTGTGGTGAACAACAATCTCATTTTAGACAAACTATTTCAGAAGGCTTTAGAGATTTTAATTTTATTTTTTGTGGAATTAAAAATTTACATGAAATATTTAAATTTTTATTGAAAACGATATCACCTACTCTTTATTCAAAATATACATTAGGTTATAATAGAAAACAATTATTAGAACTTTTTGAGAAAATAAAAGCAATTGATTTAAATGTTATGAGTTCTAGTTTTAACAATATAGAGAATGCAAAAAAAATAGTATCAGATTATCAAAGATTATTTCCAACAAGTATTCTAAGAGGTGTTCATAATCCTTCGGATAATATTTGGATAAGAGAAGCTGACCAAAAAATTGGAGCTATAAAAGAAAAATTATTAACAAATGATTGTAGAATAATACCTTTTGGTATTTACCTTTTTGGAGCTTCTGGAGTAGGTAAAACAACAATAATATTACCTTTAATGAAAGAAATTTATAAAAAATTGACAAATCAAGAAGACGCTGCTGTTTATTCAAGGTCATTTACAGATCATGCTGATGGATATTCCGGTCAACCTATTTTTTATATGGATGATTTTTGTCAAATTAAAGAAGATCCAAGAGTAAAAGATGTTTTTAGTATGGTTGGGAATACCACATATATTTTACCAATGGCTAGAATTGAAGAAAAAGGTACTCCTTTTAGTTCTGTAATGTTATTGGCAACAGGGAATATGGAATCATTACACGCGCCGGAAGCGTTTGATTCACTTGCTATTAGAAGAAGGTTTCTAATCTACGCAAAAGTTTATTACAAATATGGAGCTCAAAGATTTGAATTGCGTGATTCATCAAAAGAAAATATTCCTGTAATAGCCGACCTAAGTAAAGAAGATTTTACTAAATATGTTTATTTGTCATGTGTTGAACATTTTGAAAAAACAAAAGGTGTAGTAAATAAATTATCTGACGAATTCAAAAATATTCTTGACACGGAAAATATCGGAACAAAAAATGATATAATTAATAAAGCACGAGCTTGTTTTCGAAAGGGAGCAGAAGAAGATAGTTTTAAAGAAATTGATTTATCTAATTTTGAACCTCAAATGTTTAGTGAAAAAGAAGAAACAAGTAGTAGATTGAGATTTGTAAGTGAAGAAGATTTTCAATCTTGTGATGAAAATTTTGATATGACTGATGAACAAAGAGATTTTTTAATGAGTACACAAGAAATAATGGATGCCTTTAATGCTACTAGTAAAAGGAAGAATTTTTATGAAAAAGCCTTTGATAAAATACAAAATGTTCGAGATTCTATAATGGATGTTATAAATAATTTAATAAGTGATTTACAATCATTAATAGGTACTATAAAAGAAATTTTTCTTGAAGATATACCACAAATGATTATATTAATAGTATTCGTTAGTGCATTAGTAATAGTTGGAGTGTCCTTTATTATTTTAAGGAAATTAATGAGTAAAAGTAAACCTCAATCTTTAGATACAAAAATAACTAGAAATAAGGGTAATTTTGCTTATGAACATCCTTTGGAAATGAAGCCTATAAAAAAAAATATGAATTTAGGAACGTCACAATCTTTAGATTTAAGTAATCCTTTACTTAAATATGCATCAAAGAAAGGTTGTCTTTTAATTTCGTGTATTGAAGGTAGAACTCGAGCAGTAACAGCTTTTTGTATAAAACAAGATATTTTAATGGTTCCAAGACATTTTGCTTTAGCAATAGTAGAAACACGTATAAGAGTTATAACAACATATCTTAATATTGAAGTTTTAATAAAAATAGAGGATGTAGTATCTCACAAAAAATTTGATATGTCTTTAATAAGAATACCTAATTTACAAATATCACCATTAGGCTTAGATAGATTTAATTTTGTAGCTAAAATGGAAAAAGGTGAAGCAAATTTAATAAGTTTGTCACATAATTTTGCTATGAAAATGGATGAGATAACATGGAATCAAGCTACATTATGGAAAGTTTCTATAGTAGATTATGTAAATGCAACATATCAGACTGATTTAGGAAGAATTTCAGGAATGCCATCATGTATGTATAAAGTAGATACAGTTGCAGGTGATTGTGGTGCTCTTATTTTTGACAAATCAAATCAAATAATAGGGATGCACATATGTTATGATAGTGTAAAGAAAATTGGAGGATCAATGTTGATAACACGTAATATGCTACAGGAACTTTTAGATAAATTTATTGATACTGAATTTTCTGTAGTTCAAGGATTCGAAGATGATTATAACTACGAGGTTGTTAGAAAACCATTTTTTAAAAATGGAGAATTTCAATTTTGTGGTTATCATGAAAATTCATCCTATGTGCCACAAAAATCAAATATTGTTAAAACAAAATTACATGGAACTTTTAGAATTACTCAAGAACCTGCTGTTATGCAACAATATGGAGATGATAGATATAAAGGAACCGATAATATATTATATAAGAATATAATAAAATTATGTGCACCATCTAGTATGATACATCATTCATACTTACCCGAAATAAAGTTTGAAATATCAAAATATTTTTTAAGAAGAGAACATAAAAATTTACCAACTTGGGAAGAGTGTGTTACAGGTAGAATGATTGATGGAACTAGAGAAGAATATTACCTTCCAATGAATGCGACTTCTAGTAATGGATTTCCTTATACTCAAAAAGGAGATAAATTACTGGAATATTATAAAAATGGTTCTCTTATATTAGCTAGACCAACTCCATATTGTATTAAGAAAGCTTGTGAATTAGAAGAAAAATTTAAAAATTTTGAGAGAGGTGAAGTTTATTTTGCGGCACAACTTAAAGATGAGACTAGACCTCTTGAGAAAATAGCAGAAGGAAAAACACGAGTTTTCCTTTCAAGTGATAAGGTGTTTACATTAGTATGTAGAAAATATTTAATGGATTTTGTTATCATGTTGCACAAAATTAAAATTAAAACACCGATGTCAGTAGGTATTGATCCAACATCATATGAATGGACAATGTTAGTTGAAAAGATGATGGAAGTAGGAAATAAATCAATATGGACTGATGCTTCTAATTGGGATGCTTCATGTACACCTGAGTTAATGAATTTGTGTGTAGAATTAACTCAAGAATGGTACAATGATGAATTTATAAATGTAAGAAAATCTATATTTAGAGAACTTATTTTTACAAAATTCGTTATTGGTAAGGAAATATATATGAAAAAGACTGGATTGCCAAGTGGTTGTTTTGGGACAGCTGAATATAACTCAATAATAAACTGGGCTTTACACTTGTATATATTTAAAAGAACAATTGAAAATAAGTGTTTAGATATGTATCTTAGCACATTTGCAAGTAAAACAAGATTATCAACTTATGGAGATGATGTTATACTTACTTTGTCTGATGATATTTGTGAATTTCTTACACCTAAAGATTTATGTATTTTAGCAAAAGAAGCGGGTTATACATTAACAAATGGAGATAAAACAGAAATGGGTGAAGAATTTAAAGATATTAGTGAAATAACATTTTTGAAAAGAGATCTAAAATTACAAGATTTTAAAGGTAATTTAGTAGCTTTAGGAAGATTGGAAAAAAATGTAATAGAAAATTCTGTTATGTGGGCTACTAAAGGATATACAGAAGATGATTTTGTTCAAACAGTAGAAAATTCTCTTTCTGAAATGTGGAGATGGGGTAAGAAAAATTATAATGATTATAAATCTAAAATTGAAAACACACTTGGTGATTATGTAAGAAAATTTCCTACTTTTCATTTGACATATGAAAGTAGAGTTGAATTCTTCTTAAGAAGAATTTCTAAGCAACATGACTTTATGGAATTACATCCTGATTCCATAATTTTAGATTCTAATATTATAAGTTGTAAAATTTTCTTTTTAGATAATTATGAAATAGTAACAAGTAAGAAACCATTAGTTAATGGTCAAAGTTTGTATGAAGATTATTATGTCATAAAAACTGGAAAGAAAAAATATCCAACAGGTGAAATTAGAAAAATAAGGGATATGTTAATTGAATATATAATGAATAAAAATGAATACAATAGAGAAATCTCAAGTGCAAGAGGATTCAGCGACAACTTTCCTGAATCCGCACACGACCCCGGAGACTAAAGAGGTCAATAAAATATCGAGAGTAGATCCATCAATATATTCTACCTCTTATGGTGTTGAGACAATCGCGGATTTACTTTCGACGGATATTCTAGTCGGAACATATTCATGGAATACAGGTCAAGCTGTTAATACTGAAGTATTTGATATTACATTGTTATCAGCTATAAATCTGAATCCTATGAAAACGTTCTTAAATAACTTTACTTTTATAAAACCAGATATTTTAATAACAGTTGTATTTAACCCTTCTAACATGCATTTAGGATCCCTTCAGGTAGTTTGGAAACCTGTTTCTGATTTTAATACAAATGTATATAGAATGACAAGTATGAGAGGTTTGCATATTAATGCAAATAAATCAACTACGCAACAACTTAGAATACCCTATGATCATATTTATAGTAATTTAGATACATATCATGATACTCCTTATAATATATTAGGACATCTTGAAGCAAAAGTTTTAAATCAATTGAGAACTGAAAGTTCACAAAATAATTTATCTATTTCAATTTTTGTTAAATGTGAAGGATCTAAGTTGACATTACCAACTGCAACTCATAATTATGCTCCACAGTCATTTGATGAAATTATGAAATTTAATAAAACATCAAATATTGGTATCAAGCAAAAAGTGATTGATTGCTCTATTTCTTCAGATGATGAAGTACTCTGTATGAAAGAATTAATAAATAAATCAACTATAGCTGATATAGTTGATGGTATTTATAATTTGGTACCACAGAGTATGGATAGCATTTTAAAAGATGTAGGTGAGATAGTTTCAGATGTATCAAATGCGGTTGAAAAAGGTATGACAGTAGCAAAAATTGCAGGAGAAGCATTAGCGTTTGATAATCCTTTACTAGAAATACCTTCTAGCCAAAGAATTATTCAAGATACAGTACATGGAGCTGGTGGAAGATCAGGAATTAGATTGCAATTGATACAAGAAGGGAGAACGTATTATCCAGGAGAATATGAACCTAGCAAAGAAGATGAAATGGATATGCATAGAATTGCACAAATTCCTGCTGTTTTTAGAACTATAAATATAAGTACAGCTTTACCAACGGGCACTGAATTGGTAAATATTGAATATACACCCAAATATTTTACAATTTCAAGAGCTCCTGGTTTATATCAAGATGCTCCTATTATGTATACATCTAGATGCTTTCAATTATGGACTGGTGATATAATATTAACTTTTGATTTTATAGCAACATCATTTCATAAAATGCAAGCAATATTAACATATACTCCTGCAAATGAATCAGAGATAAGTTATCAGGAAGCTTTGAATTCACCTAAAGTTATAATGAATCTTTCCGAAAAGAGTAGATTTACAATTAGAATAGCTTATAACTCTCATGTTCCATTTTTGCCTTATGGAGATGAGTTAGCTATGAATAGAAAAGATACATGTGGTCAGATAAAATTGTGGGTGATGAATCCATTAGTTACAACTGGAACAGTACCTGATAACATAGATTTAAATATTTATGCATCAGCTGCTGATAACTTTCAAATGATGAATAGAAATGAAGGTTTCTTTAATTGGACACCACAATCTTATGATAGTGCTAAACATGGAATTGAAAATCCTAGTGAAAGACCAGAAGAAGATGATCCTACAATTAATTTTGCAGGATTACCAACAAAAAGAAAGCCAATAGAAGATGAAATGCATTTAAAAACTTTTCTTTCAGTTCCATCTAATATTACTTCAGGAGTTAATACAATAAGTGATCAAGTACCATATATCTTAGCTTCTTTTCCAACAACATTAACATCAGCTAACAATCTAACAATAAGAAATTATTTAGATTATTGGGCACAGTGTTTTATGTTTTTTAGAGGTAGTATAAGATATCATTTTTTTATGCTAGATAATAATACTCCAAGTTTATATAGTTTTAAGATAAAACCATGGCAAACTAATGTTGGTTATAATTATTCAGCTAGTACTACTACTCCTGATCAATCATTTCTTTATGATACATATCAACAAGTGTATACGACTGAGATAAAGCCAAGTTCAACATTTGAAGTTGCTTATTCTTCTCCGTATACTAAAGTCTTTGCATCAGAAAAACCGGGATTTCTTGTAGGAACTGATTATTTAAAAACAAGTAATGCTTATGTTGTATATCAATCACAAAATCCAAAAAATGAAAAAGTAAGATTATTGATTGCTAAATCAATTGGTAATGATGCAAAATTATCTCATTGGGTGGGTGTACCTGAAAGGGGATAATAAATGGATGGAGAATATCTCTACTTTTACCCTAGTTTTATAAATATTTATATGCACA